ACCCCAGCGGTATTCCACCGGCAGACACGCTTGACGGCGATCCTGATGGGCAAGCCGTGGTTGATATGTTCATTCGTCACGTCCGCAACAGCGTTGAGGACAGGCGCGAGGGCGACCTGCTGATCGACTTTATGTCCTACGTCTACAGCAACCCCGGTCAGCGCGTGCGGTGGGGCATGTTGATCTGGGGCATTGAAGGCAACGGCAAAACATACTTCTACCATGTCATGCAGCTTCTCATGGGCCGTAACGTCACCGTCATCAATACCAGCATGATCGAACGGCCATTTAACGATTGGGCCGTTGGCTCTTGCCTCATCGGCATCGAAGAAATCCGCATCAGCGGAACCAATAAGTGGCGCGTGCTGGACCAACTGAAGCCGATGATTTCGAACGACACCATCGCCGTCGAACCCAAGGGCGCGACCAGATACCACGCGCCGAACTTTGCATCTTACCTGATGACCACAAACCATCAGGACGCCGTGCCGATGTCCGACAACGACCGCCGTTACTGCGTGATCTTTACACGCCATCGGCGGCAGGAAGACCTGTTCGAGCAGCATGGCGGGCGAGAGCAGGCGGCGGATTACTTCGCTCGTCTGTTCAGTGAAAGCGAACGCCGCATCGACGCCATTGGGCGCTTCCTGCTGAACCACAAACAATCAGCAGAGTTCAACCCGAAAGGTCGCGCACCTATCACGGGCGGCCTTGTCGAAATGCGGGCAGCCAACGTCTCTGATGACCGCCAATCCATCGAAGACGCCATCCAAGATCACGCCTGCGAAATCGTCGGGCCGAACCTTTTGGACGTAACCCACCTGAACAACTGCGTCACCATGGATGGTGGCTCATTGCCGCAGGGGCGTCTGATGGCGAGCATTTTGCGCGACCTTGGATATACGCAGGGTGAGCGGAAGCGGATCAAAATTCGGGGATCAGTGCATTACGTCTGGTTCAACAAAGGCGCGATGAGCGAGGACGAAGCGGTCACTCGCGCTCGCAAGTGGCACGATGGCGGCGAGGAATTTACCGATCCGCCCTTCTGAGGTGCGCAGATAGGGCAAAAGGTGCGCAGTGAAATCCACTGCGCACCGCCACTGCGCACCGCTGTTTTTGCCCTCTAACTCCTTTATTTTATTTACTTTTTCTTTCTAAGAAGAAGAAAAGGTGTGCAGTGATTAGTAAAACACAACAGTCGGCCAAAAAATTTTTGAATTTGAATTTTGAGGAGGATGAACCACAAAATTTCAAAATATTGTTTTTGAAGGGAGCGACTGAAAACCACTGCGCACCGCGCACCGCACACCGCGCCCTGCCAAAAACACGCAGCTTCCAACGCGACCTGATCTGCGCTACACTCTCCGAACTCCCAAGTTGGAACACGCCTCAACTTGCCCAGCCGCCCCTCCTCGGCTGGGCCTTTCTTTTGCCGCAAGCCTGCTGTATGATGCAGCCTGCACAACGGGACGCGGAAGCACCGAAGAGGGGTTAGATCATGCCAGCGGGACGGCCTACCAAATACAAGCCTGAGTTCTGCGATGTGGTCGTTAAGGTCGGCGAAGAAGGCGAAACGCTGGTCGGAATGGCAGAAGCCTGCGACGTGAGCCGTGAAACCATCAACGAATGGATCAGAGAGCATCCCGAATTTTCCGACGCCGTAAAAAGGGGCCTGCAAAAATCTCAGGCTTGGTGGGAGCGTCAGGGCCGCTTGGCAACCTTCGGCGCAACTCCCGGCTTCAACCCGACAAGCTACATCTTCAACATGAAGAACCGCTTCAAGGACGATTGGCGCGAGAAGCAGGACGTTGATGTGACCAGCAACGGCGGCCCGCTCACGATCCAGTGGAAGAATGCCGACAATTGAAATCCCATACCTGCCGCGCAAGCAGCTTTTGCCGTTCCACAATCGCAAGGAGCGGTTCGCCTGCATCGTGGCGCATCGCCGCTTCGGCAAGACGGTCGGCGCAATCAATGACCTAATCAAGTCGGCCATCACCACGCCACGCGAAAACGTGCGCTGCGGCTATATTGCGCCATACTACAACCAAGCCAAAGCGATCAGTTGGGACTACATCAAGCAGTTCACCGCGCCGATCCCCGGCATGTCCTATAACGAAAGCGAACTGCGGGCAGACTTCCCCAACGGCGCACGCATCCGACTGTTCGGCGCTGACAACTACGACGCCATGCGCGGTCTGTATTTCGATGACGTGGTGCTGGACGAACCCGCAGATTTCCCGGCAAACGCATGGCCGACCGTCATTCGCCCAGCACTGGCCGACCGGCAAGGCCGTGCCACCTTCATCGGCACGCCCAAAGGCAAGAACGAATTCTGGGAAATCTACGACAAGGCAACGCGCGATCCCAACTGGTTCTCGCTGGTGCTGCCCGCATCAGAAACGCGCATCATCCCGCAGATGGAATTGAACGACGCGCTCAAGACCATCGGCCCGGATCGCTACGACCAAGAATTCGAGTGCAGCTTCGAGGCCGCCATCACCGGGGCCTACTATGGCCGCGAGATGAAGCAGATGACCGCAGACAAGCGCATTCGCAACGTCCTGCATGAACCTCAGATCGGCGTTGTCACGGCTTGGGACTTGGGCATGGACGACACCACGTCCATCGTGTTCGCCCAGTTCGTCGGCAACGAGGTCCGCATCATCGACCACATTGAGGACAGCGGCGTGGGCTTGGCTCACTACGCGCGCCTCTTGTCTGACAAGCCCTACATCTACACCGGCCACATCCTGCCGCACGACGCCCGCGTGCGTGAACTGGGCAGCGGCGTGTCGCGGATTGAAACCCTTGAGGGCCTCGGCATCCGCAACATCACCATCGCGCCAAACATCCCGATTGAGGACGGCATCCAAGCTGTTCGCAACGGGCTGGCCAGAACGTATATCCACGAGGAGCATACTCGGCTCATCGAAGCCCTGCGGCAGTATCAGCGCGATTGGGACGAGCGGTCTAAGACGTGGCGATCAAAGCCAAAGCACGATTGGACCAGCCACACTTGCGACAGCCTGCGCTATCTGTTCGTCGGCTATCGCCCGGTCGAAGCTGATTGGGGTGAGCCGATCAGACGAAACCTCAAAGGGATTGCCTAGCGCGGTTGCCTGCAATGTGCTATTGTGCGTGCATCCATCAACGGGGGCAGCAATGAAGAAGCCGAGCAAAGCAGACGCCAAGGTCGCTAAGGTTATGGGCGAATTCAAGCGTGGCACCCTACATGGCGGCGTTGATCCGGCTGGCCCCAAGAAGGCTCCCGTCGTCAAATCGCGCAAGCAGGCCATCGCAATAGCACTCTCGCAAGCAGGAAAGGCTCGCAAGAAATGAAAAAGCCAACGCCGAAGTTCACGCCCTGCAAAGGCTGCCCGAACCCCGCCAAGTGCAAGGCTATGGGCCGCTGCATGATGAAGGGCAAGAAGTAATGCCCGGCGGCTTGTATAGCAACATTGCCGCGAAGAAGGCCCGCATCGCGGCTGGATCGGGCGAGAAAATGCGGAAGCCCGGTGCCAAGGGTGCGCCGACCGCTGCCGCGTTCAAGGCTTCTGCCAAGACGGCCAAGAAGGGCAAGAAGTAATGGCGAAAGACCCGAAGCTGGCGCGCGTGGGCGTTTCGGGTTATAACAAACCGAAGCGAACCCCAGACCACCCGACGAAGAGCCACGTTGTCGTCGCCAAGTCCGGGGACGAAACCAAGACCATCCGCTTCGGCCAACAGGGCGTCAAAGGCTCTCCTGAAGGTTCGGCGCGGAACGAAGCATTCAAGGCCCGGCACGCCAAGAACATCGCCAAGGGCAAGATGTCAGCGGCCTTCTGGGCAGATAAGGTGAAGTGGTAAGATGCCGACGACCTACGCCACACTGAAGACGGCCATCGCGGACTTTCTGAACCGCGATGATCTCACGTCTGTCATCCCCACGTTCATCGCGCTGGCCGAGGCTGACATGCAGCGCAAGCTGCGCCACTGGCGCATGGAAGTGCGCGCGACTGCCAGCCTTGACACGCAATTCTCGGCCATCCCGGCTGATTGGGTTGAGACGATCCGCTTCTATCTGACCACCGGCGAAACCTCGCGGCTGGAACTCATCAGCCAAGCCGAGATGATCGACCGCAAGGAGGCCGATGGCAACGTCAATGGCCGCCCCTATTACTACGCGATGACCGGGGCGCAGTTCGAACTTTATCCTATTCCTGACGGGACTTACGCCAGCGAACTCCTGTATTTCGCCAAAATCCCTGCGCTGTCGGACTCAGCCACGACCAACTGGCTCCTGACCAACGCGCCTGACGCCTATCTCTACGGGGCGCTGATCCACTCGGCGCCCTACCTCAAAGACGATGCCCGCATTCAAATCTGGGCTGGGCTGTATCAATCCGCGATTGATAACCTGAACGACTCTTCCAACGATGCGAGGCACAGCGGAACCGGCCTGCGTCTCAAGATACGGAGCTTCTGATGTCGCTGACCAATGATTTCGAAACAAGCGTCCTGACGTGGCTGCTGACGGCGAGCAGCCCGTCGCCCGCACGTCCGACCGCGTGGCACCTTGGGCTGTTCACGGCTGCACCGGGCGAAGCTGGCGGCGGCACCGAGTTGTCGGGCAGCGGCTATGCGCGGCAGTCCATCACGTTCACGGTGAGCGGCAACAACGCCTCCAACAACGCGGCCATCGAATTCCCGACCGCATCGGGAAGCTGGGGGACGATCACGCACGTCGCAGTGTTCGACGCCTCAACCTCGGGCAACATGATCGCCTACGCCTCGCTGACGGCATCCAAGACGATTGATACCGGGGACGTGCTGCGCGTACCGGCGGGCGACCTCGACATCACGCTCGACTAAGGAGGGCTTGCCGTGGCGGTCTATCGCACAGGCTACGGCACCGGCGCTTATGGCGTCAGAGCCTACGGCGTGGACGGCAGCATCATTGATGCGGCGGCAGCGGCTTCGGTCGCTGTTAGCGTTTCGGCATCCGCCCAGCGCATAAAGCTGGCATCGGCGACGGCTTCGGTCACAACGGCGTCGACGGCATCGGCGCAAAGGGTGAGCGAGGCCAGCGCCACGGCTGCATCCGCAGCATCAACGTCTGCGTCTGTCGTAAGCATCAAGAGCGCATCAGCATCCGCTGTAATTGCAGCATCCGTTTCTGCGGATGCACAAAGGCTGCGTGAGGTTTCTGCGGCTGCATCCTCGGCGGCCAGCGTGTCGGCGTCTGCCGAACGGGTTCGCAGCGTCTCGGCAGTTGTCTCTGCGGCTGTCACGGCCACGGCGGCCAGCGAGGCGGTCATCAACACGTCGGCCACGGCTGTTTGCGTTACGACTGTGACATCGGGCTGCGAGCGCGTGCGGTTGGGTAGTGCGCTGGCCTCAATTTCGTGTATAGTGTCGGCAACGGCCATCAAGAAGTGGGAGCCGGGTTCAGACACTGCGGAGACGTGGACGCCACAGGGCGACACATCCGAGGGCTGGACGGCTCAATCAGATACGGCAGAGACATGGACGCCGCAATCTGATACGACTGAGGCATGGACGCCTGTTTCGGACACGGCGGAAACTTGGACAGAAGCGGCATAAGGGCGGCTCAAAATGGCAGATACAACCACAACGAACTACAGCCTTGTGAAGCCCGAAGTTGGCGCGTCTGAGGACACTTGGGGAACCAAAATAAACACTTCGCTTGACAGTTTGGACAGCCTTCTGGGTGGAGGGACAGCCCTCGTCGCGCTTCAGGTGGACAACATCAACCTGAACGGCAACACGATCTCCTCAACCAACACCAACGGCGACATCAGCCTGACGCCCAACGGCACGGGCGAGGTGAACATCACCAA